CTCTTAACCAATCCAGCCGTAAGTGCAGCAGCCTTTACATTAGCTGGAACATCAACAGCCTCTTTGTTTACGAAGTCATCAATTTCAACATCTTGTTCTGGCGTGTAGTCTGGAAGCGTGGATGCGTATAGCTTAGTCTCCTCACCCCACTTGCGGGCTAGGTCAACTTGCTCTGGATAGGTAAGAGTCTTGTAATCTTCTGAAGCCTTGATCTCACTCCACGCTGGTGGTTCTTCTAGTTTCGGCGGTGGTTCTGCCTCTACTGGCATACCTGCCAGTTGCCTAATACGATTGGCTGACGATAGCTCTAGGGCTTCAGCCATGTTATCTGCCTAGTCTTGTTTTAACCCAATTTGCAGCCGCTGGTTCTTCCTTGCCTCCAAGGGCTTCTCTTAGTTGATTTTTCATAAATTGAGGAGTTATGTCAGAATCTAGCAATTGTGCTGCTTGAGGTACAGTAACAAAAATAGGATTTCCATTCGCAGCTATTAGAGGAATTTTCCCGCTTGATGCTGCTCCAGTAAGTTTGCTCCTTACATCCGCACTTGCCATTTTAATTGCTGTATCTCTTGGTTGACCCTCTGCCTCATAAGTTGCGGCCAATTGAGGAACTTGAGTGCGGTAAATTTGAGTATAAATATCTGCTCCAGCCATGCCGGCCTCTGGAGCAAGAACAGTTCGCTTAACTCCGCCAATGTTTATGTCGGCAGTCGGAAGCAAGGATTTCTCTCCAGCCAAAATGTTCTTTGCTGCCTCAACTTTTGCTTGCCTCATTTTTGCCTCAACATCAAGTTGCCCCTGCATCTTTGTGGCCTCAAGAATGCTTGGTCCGCCCTTGGCAGTCATCCTTGCACTCATTTCTTCGCCAATAGGAATCCCAGATTCTTTTTGTTTTTCTTGCTCAAGGAATGCCGCAATATCGGCAGCCTTACTGGTTCTTCCAATTGTTGTTTCTTCGTTTGCTTTTTCAACATTAAGGCGAAGTTGTTGCATCCTAAGAGCATCTTCTTCAGCCTGCATTGCTTTACTTGCGCGATAGGCTCTGATGCTATCCATCTGCCAAGGCATAGGAATAAGAGGATCGTTTGGATCTAGTGCCATAAATTATCCTATCTTTGAGTCCATCCACTTACGAATGAGTGCCTTAATTTTCGGCCTGTTGCGTATTGACTCGGCAATCCTCTCGCCATACTCAATGTAATAGTTTCTCAGATTGTCAGATGCCTTGGTCAGCATCCACTCGCGGAACTGAAGCCACTTAGGATTGTCTATGCCGTAAACTTCGCGAGCAACCCAACACAATATCCCTGCTGAAGCAAGGCCACCAACACCTCCAGCAAGATCCTTAAATCCACCAGCGGCTGTTGCAAAATTCTGGAATGCATTTGGCTGCCTAGAAATTGCCCCCACTTGCGCGCCGTAGGTGCTTGACAAGTAATTAGCTTGAGAGCCGTAAAGGTTTGTAAACGCATTGGTAAGCTGGACAGGAATCTGCTGGTCAACTGCTTGATAGAAGTTAGCAGCCGTAGATGGCTGTTGGTTAAATCCACCAGGCAAGGCTTGATTGGCTTGGATGTAGCTCTGCATCGCAGCCTGCTGCTGTGCTGTGCGTGCGCCAGCGAGGTTGGCGATGGAAGGTCCGCCAGCAACAAAGTTGGAAGCTGCACCCAGCCTGTTTTGACGCAATGCGTCACGGAACGCTATATCAGCTTTGAGCGCATCACCACTCGACAAGCCAGATCCAAGGAAGCTCTGTGCTGCTCCGTAGCGTGCCAGCTTGCGTTGCTCGCCAGCCGCACCGATCTGTGAGGCTTCTTGCACTGCCGGTCCTAGGCCAAAGACGTTGCCACGGGCAGTCTGTGCGGCTCGAATAGATTGCTCATAACCACGCCGTTCTTCTGCACCAATGGTCGATCCGAGGCGGAGTTGATTAAGAGCCTCGTCCTCAATTGTCTGACGAATCTGCTCAGTCTCTGGCGTTGTCGTAGCACCAATTGGCTCGGTAGCCATCTGGCGATACTGCTGGCCCAAGCCAACCGCAGTGCGGTAAGAGTCTGGATCAATCTGGAAAAGCTGTTGTGAAGCACGCTCTTCGGGTAGCTGAACGAAGGATCGGAAGGATGTGATCTCCTTTAGCCCTTCGGGGCTATCCATCGTGATAGGCTTGAAATTCTTTTGCATATCCTGCGCGTCAGTAACCGCGCTGGTCACGCTCTTTAAGTCATCGTTGAGTTGCTTGATGAATACCTCTGAACCCGTCCTACGAGCGTCACCAGCGGGCAAACCAGCTAATAGCTGATTGGCCGCATTTAGACGCTCTTGAATCCCAGCAATCTGCGTGTTGCCACGCTCAATCACGCTGTTTAGGCGGGATAGCTTTGTGTTGTTGTAATCGTCAACGATCTGCTGATCGGATACTTGGAAGTTTAACATCGTGCCAAGATCAGAAGATCCGTAATTACGATCAGCGGAAAGTTGCGATAAGGCCTGGTTGAAGGCTGGGCCTGCGGCTTGGCTTCCACCCCCAATAACAGATTGAATTTGCTGTGCCAGCGTGTTATATTTTGCCTCTTGCTGGGCAAGTTTGTCATTGTCTATTTTTTCTTCTATACCAAGAAATCTTGCATTTAATTTCGCGTCTTCGATTGCTTTGGGAACATTGTATGCCCTCCCACCTCGAAGTACCCCAATTTCATATTTTCCTGGGTCTAAACCCATTTCTGTTATTAGTTTTGCAGAACCACCAGAAGCAGATGAATTTAACTCTGGTTGAGCGTGAATCGTGCCTTGATTTCCGACTCCATAAAAATATGCTCCATTATTTTGACCTCGCCTATTTTCTGGTAACGAAGAAATTGCTTTACCAGCATTTTCTATTTTTTTATTTAGTTCGTCAAATGTCATTACTTTTTAACTTCTAGGCTTGGGTTTTCAATGTTCGTGCCAATCGTGCCGTAAAAATCAACTGGCCCTGGCTGGCGGTTAAACGCCACATTCTGCTCAACTGAGCTATACGGGCTAGTTCCGTAAAGACGCTCGAACTGGCGGGTCATCTGATCGCCTAATCCGCGATTCAAAGCATACGCCTGTGGGCTAGTCTCATACTGCCTGCGCAGCGATTCTAGGGTGCGCTGTGGACCGTATTGGCGTTCTAATTGCATCCCAGCCTGCACGCCCGCCTGCTGGTCTAGGGCTGATAACTGGCGTTCCAAGGAACGCTGTTGGGGTAGATATTGGATGCGAAGTTTATTCTCAAGCTCTGCCATAGCTGGAGACTTTTCAATGTATGTATCAATGTTCATCCTGTACGCAGCCGCATTGGCTTCCGCAACTTTTTGCGGGTCTGGAGGAGGAGGAGGTGAAGGAATGGAAGGCGCGCCACCCATGGTGTTAAACCCTAGCCTTTCGCATAAATGTCATATAACAATAACTCCTTGGTTTGCCAGAACGATTAAAGGTGATCCGCTTGCGAGGACCGAAGCGTTGCCAAAGCAACAACAGCAAGCAATTCAATGATTTAGCACCCTTTGAGGAGATAGTCAAATCCACAAACACATTCTCACCATCTTCAGTATGCTCATAATGCTTAGGCTCTTGCCCATCCTTTAGACACCTAGCCAAAGCCACCCCAGCTATCTCCTCCCCATCCTTAACCACCCCAACCATTCCCTGCTTCTCGAACCATCCGTACCACTCAGCCAAGTTAGGCCACATGGACTCCGGCACGCCACTCTCCTCAATGTACTCAACAGCCGTCATATTGTCTTTTGTACCTCAATGGTATCAGGGTTGGCGGCTGCGGTAATCTGCCTAACCGCCATCTTGTTTGCCTCAGAGGTAACACTGATGTTGATTAACCGCCACTTCTCGTACTTGCGCAGATCGGAAGCAATGCGTTTCTTAACCGAAGTAGGCAGAACGGCTGGCAGGACAAATGGCAGTACCAACACGGTGCTGGCAATGTTTAGGTTAGCCTGCACATCCACATCGCCAACATCGCTGTCCCGCTGAATGGCAATAGTAGCATTGCTAGAATACGAATCATCAAAGATAATCTCGAAATTGCTACCATGTTTTTGGGCAAATGGATCGCCAAAGTCCATATCGCGGGTACGGACGGACGAGCTAAAATCAAACGTGCCAACGCTTGTGCCGTTGGATTGGATGCCAAAGTCCACATAATCTGCTGACGTAGTTTGAGCTGGTGTCTTGTATCCGCTGTACTTGTTAATCTGGCCAGTGGTCAA